GAGATCGAAAACACGGCATCGGAGGAGGCGCTGCTAAAAGATCGCTCCAATCAAACCTTAGTTAAACTTTTTCAGGACTTATATAAATGAATATCGATGACTATATAACTTACGAAACCCATCCAAGTGAAGCGGCGTTTCCATATGAAGGATATAGAGGGTTAACCAAGCGCGAATATTTTGCGGCAATGGCAATGCAGGGGTTTTGCGCAAACAATACACCTGCATCAAATAATGTATTAGCGTATGACTCGGTAAATATGGCCGACCATCTAATTTTAGCACTTAACAAATAGGACTAAACAATGACATTTTTCAAAAGAACTGACGGTTCAACCGTTGAGCCTCAATCATCCGCTTCTGTCGGAGGTTTTCAATCATTAATCCCTGACGGTACGCAGCTGCATTGCTCCATTGCCGGTGTTCAATGGGAGGATGCAAACAGAAAGGATAACAAGCATATAATCATAACGCTGCATGTAACTGAGCCCGGGGCTTACCGTAATTTTACTGTTGCCCATAAGCTTCATGTTTTCGATAAATTAGACAAGAAACGGGATAAGGCAATCGAAATGTTGGCCACTTATGACACGCTATGCCGAGGCGCATTGCTAAAGGCTGATAAGGAGGGTAAAGCTATTGTTGATAATAACACTCTGCTTGCGCGGTCTTTGAATGGCGGCAATGTGCTGGCTACATTTGGCGTGTGGGAAATGGAAGTTGACGATAAGGACGAGAACGGAATGGTAATCGGTAAAAGGACAATGACCGGCAACTGGGTCCGTGAACTTAAAGCAGCGAAGCCGGTAGCAGAGGAGAAGGCGGAAGCAGTGGAGCTGGACAAGAAAGCCGAGTCGCAAGGATTGGATGAACCGGTGGACGATTACGACGACGATATTGTATTTTAATTTTAACAGCGACGCCTTCGGGCGTCGCATTTAACGACGGGTGAAAAAATGCCAACATTATACGAATTATCAATTCAACAACAAGAACTGCTCGATAAACTTTATTGGCTCGATAGCGGCGACGAGGAAGCCGTCGATATTAACGCCGATCTTGAAAAAATTTACGGCTCGGTCGAGTACAAACTTAACTTTCTGTCAACGTTGCTTTTGGAGGCTAAGACGATGACGGAAAATAGAAGGGCTGCGGTTAAAAAAGCCCAGGATCGTCTTAAAACGTCAGAGATCGCGGAAGCACGGCTTAAGGAATTTATCAAAACGCAAATGGAAGTGTTCGATATTAAAAAGATTGCAGGCGACCATTGCAATATTACCTGGTGCGCCGGGCGTGAATCGGTGAACCTGGAGGGTAGCGATAAAAAATCTTACTCTGCTGAAGTCGGCTTCGATTGCACCAAACTCCCTTATGATTGCTATGAAGTCGTTACGGTGATGCGGCCTAAAATGGACGTCATCAAGTCGCATTTGGAAAATGGCGAGGCGATTATGGGCGCTGAGATTGTTAGAAAACCTTATTTGTTGGTGAAATGAAATGAAACTAATAAAAGACGACAAAATAACCGATGCAACGCCAAATGATGTAGCCGAAATGTTCTGGGACATGAATCAAAAAGAACAGGCTGCTTTTTTTAATCATTTAGATGAAATATCAGACTATCACTTCCCCTTTCAATTGCAGGCAATAACAGAAGACGACGGATTGACATTAGCGGGGCGGCGCGTCATGCAATCAATCGGTGAATATTCGCATTGGGGTATAACGTGCAAAATAATGGATGAAATAAAATGAAACACATACACGCTGAATTAATGATGCAATATGCCCAAGATGCTATGGAGACTGAAAGGCCGTGGGAAAGGTGGCAGTTTAGGCGAGTTAACTATGATATATGGACTAGCTGCAAGCAATCTCCTCAGTGGGATTGTAGTTGTGAATACCGCCGCAAGATTAAAACCATTAACATCAACGGATTTGACGTACCTGAACCGATTAGGGAAGTTCCGAGGGTTGGGACAACATACTATTACGCCAACACGGTAGCAATACTCTATCTAAATAAACCATTAACATGGGCAGGAAATGCTGTTGATATGGAATTATTAAGACGAGGCGTCTGCCATTTGACTAAAGAAGCTGCCGAAATACATGCCAAGGCATTGGTAAGTTTTACCGAACAAAAATGAAAAAAACACCCAGACCTTATCAGGCCGAGGCGTTCGACGCATTGGTCAAGGCCGCTGTTACGCCTGCTGACTCTGAAAACGGCTTCCATATCCCGTATGCCTCGATGTGTACGGGGTCAGGCAAGAGCCTGGTCGCCGCCATGTTGACGGATAAGGTTTTAAGGCAGGGCGGTCGAGTGCTTCAATTGGTGCCAAGTAAGGAATTGGTGGTGCAGAATTATGAGGAGGCATGGCATTATGTCGAAAGCCCGGAGCATTTGGGAATTTGTTGCGCCAAGCTGTATAGGTCCCAGGTGGATAAACGCGCGGTAATTGCAACCTACACCAGCTTTTTACGACGGGCTGCTGATTCAGGCGCGTTTAACCTGCTAATCATTGACGAGTGCCATCTGGTATCGCCTGAGTTTGGTTCAAGTTATCGCAAAATTGTCCGCGCCCTGCTCCGCATTAATCCGAAAATGAAAATCGTAGGGTTAACGGCAACACCTTATCGAATGGTTCAGGGGATGCTTCACAATGACTGCGTGCAAGGCAAGGCGTTGTTTACCGGCATGGTCTACGAAACCCATATACCTACCATGATTAAGGCTGGTTATTTGAGCCACGTCGAATCCATTTCAGGGGAAATCGAGGCAGATATGGAAGGCGTAGCGCTGTCGGGGGCCGACTACAACACGAGTCAAATGAGCGTTAAATTTGACGCCATTGTTGCCGATGCCGTGGCCGATATGCGGATAAAGTTTGCCGCGTATAACATCGATACCGCGTTAATATTTGCTTCAAGCATTGAGAATGCAAAGCATATCCTTAACGAATGGGGCGGAGACGATATGCGGATTGTTTACGGCGATATGCCGAATCATGAACGATCTGCGGCGATTAAATGGATTAAAAGTGGCGACGGTAAACGCTATATCGTTAATGTCGGCGTGCTGACGACCGGATTCGACCATCGGGCGCTGGATTGCGTGGCGCTGATGCGTGCAACGATGAGCCTGGGGCTATATGTTCAAATGGTGGGCCGTGTGATACGCTCACACGACGATAAGCAGCAAGGCTATGTCATAGACTATGGCGGCAATATCGAACGGCATGGGCCAATTGACGCCACCTTGCCGCCTAAAACTAAAAAGAAAAAAGGCGAAGCGCCTAAAAAGTTATGTACGCTGGTATTGGATGAAAATATAGAATTTGAAGGGATCGAATACCGGCGCGGACAGGATTGCAACCACGCCAACAAGTTGACCGCGAAGTTTTGCCAAAAATGCGGAGGCGAATTTATTACGGAGAATGACGAGGGTAAGTATTCGATGCGCTCGAAGGCGCAAATATTAGCGGCTAAGATTGAAGCGGCGACGGTCACTTATCAGGTTGAGGGAGTGGTCTACGCTAAAGCGTATAGCCGCAAAGACAGCACGCCGATGATTAAGATGCTGATTTATACCGAGTATGCAGAACTGGTACATACCCACTACATCTGCCTGGAACATCCGGGGCGCACGGGCGCCAAGGGTCGTGAGTTTGCGCTGAATCTTTTCAAAGACCCAAAAGACTATTACGAACTAGGGCAGGCAGGTGTTACTGCAAACAACATTGTGCATTTATTGAACAATGCGGAGCATTATTTTAATAAAATAAAGAAGGTAACGATCCGGCCACAAGCCGGAAATTCAAAATACAAAGAACTGGTCGAGGTAGAGCTTGAGTAAATATTCGATTACGGTCTCGGACCGCAAAACAAAAAAGATTCTGTTAACTGAATATAGGGTGACGTTGGCTGATGCGCTGAAGTTGTTTAAAGACTTGTCGCGGTCGCTGACTACGAAACTTTATGATGTTAGCTTGGAGCTGGAGGAATGAAAAAACAAACTGAAAGCATAATACTCACAAGCGACCAAGGCCAACGGCTCAAAATATACAGGGTTGATGGCTCTGATACTTTTTGCATTGGGTTAGAAGATGATGAGCACTTTGAATTTAAAGCCGACGAAGCCAAAGAGATAATAGAATCAATTAATACCGTTGTTGGCGATAACATAAAAATAAATGAGGAGTATACAAATGCTTATGTTTGACGATGAACGAGAAATAAAATATTACAACAATGATGCAGCGCAAGTTACTGTTGCTGTAGGTAAAGACGGTGTTACAAAGATAGAGGTATATAAGGAGCAGGGTCCATATGAATTTATACCATACTTAAAAGTATGGAAAGGCGAAGTTTTATTTATGAGAACTCCAGCGATAGGCAAAGAAATTGTTTATGTATAACATAAGACTGATTAGAAGATGATGAGCACTTTGAATTTAAAGCCGACGAAGCCAAAGAGATAATAGAATCAATTAATACCGTTGTTGGTTTATGAGCATACTCAACCACCTGCCAAAGCCCGCTGAGGAACCGCCGCCGCGCGGCGACTACATGACCGATGCGGTGTTCGAGTGCGCTTTATACCGCATGGGATACAATCCTAAGGATTGGATGGACGACGCCCCGGAGGATCGGGAATTTATTTTGAACTATTTGGAGAACAAAAAGAATGAAATTTTACCTATCGCCAAGTGATTACAGCCGCTGGTCCGGTATATCGCGCAGTTATCTCTATAAATTCGAACACATGGTTATGAATGTCGATTTGGTTGACGTTATTGCCACTTCAAAAAACATGATAGAGGATGCGCAATCGAAACCCACACTAAGAGGAGACTTCAGGAAAGCGATTAACGCGCTTGAACAAAAAATAATCGCGCTTGAAGGTGAACCGAAACGGGCGCAAAAAGTGTACTTCAATACATCTGACCTGCTGGACCGGTTACAATTCGGCAGCGCCGCCGAGTATGCGGCTTTTATCAAAGCGAACAAAGCCACGCCGCCGGAAGGCGTTAAGGTTAGGGCAAGGGCCGGCGGAACTGTAACATTATTCGATATTGACGAAATCGATGAATTTATGGAGCAGCACAGGCGTGTTGGACTTAGCATGAAGTATGCGAAGAAATTTATTAAGGGCGAGTATGCGCCGGGGGTAAAAAATGAACGATGAACAGCAAGCAGAAATGAATAAAAAACTTGACGTATTGTTTGACCAGATAAGAGCGATTAAAGACAATGAAGAAAGAAACGAAGCGTTAATATCAATAAGGAGGTGGAAGCTGGCAAAACAACTTGAATCAATTGGGCTTGGCCCAATGGAGGCCAATAGTGGATACAAAATCGCATATGAAAAATTGCGCGATATGGGTCTGGAAGTGGGCGGCATGATTGTTCCGTATGATCGGGAGGCAAAACAATGATAAATGACGATGTGTTTAGAACAAAAATGGATACGGCGCTAAAACGCTGCGGCGTAAAAAAAGCGGATCGTAACAGCCAAATAACACAATTGCTGGCTGACGCCAATCTTGACCGAAACCATATCATCGAAAGCGCGGAAACTGCTGCTGAGGATTACAGTAAAAGCAAGGAAATTCCGCTGGAGCATATCGAACAAAAAGCTTTTGTCGAATGGTTTAGGAAACATTACCCGGACGATATTATCATGATGATAAGAAACGACGGCTATCGGACGCCGGCGGAACGATCGGAGCAATTGCTTATGGGGCTGCATCCTGGCGCGTCGGATTTGTTTATACCGAGGCTTAGACTGTTTGTTGAAATGAAGCGGGTTAAAGGCGGCAAATTAAGCCCTGAGCAGGAAAAGTTTAAACAACGGATACAAGAACAAGGTTATTTGTTTTTTATGGCTGAAGGAGCGGATAAGGCAATTGAGCTGGTTAGTAAAATATTAGTTGACAAAAAAGAATAATTGAAGTATTGTTAGGGCGTGTTTTAAATTTAAAGAGGGTGAAAAATGAAAGACATTAATCTAGGCATCGTTCAGATAAAAACAACACTATGGTCCGATGAAAAGGGGATGTATCAAAAAAAGGATATTATCTTTTTTGATGGACAAGGCGACGGAATCAAAGACGACCTTAATATAAAGGGAGTTGATTTTATTTTGCCTAGAATAGCTAATTTAGACGAGCTCGATAATGGGGTGTATAAAATCCTGGTTCATCACGATAGATATGATTATCGATTGATTCCATATAAATTAGAGGGTGAAAAATGAAAACAACAACTATCGATTCAGCGCAAGCACTTTACGACGCACAAACACCGTCGGACGATGCGGAATATGAAAAGGAAAAGGAAGAGTTTTTGCAGGCTAAAGAAAGATATATAAAGATGATAAAAAGCCGCGATATATTTCTCATGAATGCGCTTTGGGAATTTAACAAAGCCATTCTACGCGGAGACGTAGATCAGGAATTGATCGACATATACGGTGATTTTATGGAGGATGCAATCGAATATGAAACCGAGCAATTGGCAAGCGAAGAAACGGGGTTTAAGCCATGAAAACGATAACCGTTAAGTCGGCAAATGCAAGCTATGAAGAGCAGGTTATGCCGGCACCTGAAGAAGCCGAAAAAGAAAGCGAACTGTTTATTCAGTCTATGGCGAAATTTAAAAAGGTATTTGAGCCCGCTATAGTCGATCAATCGCTTAGAAATAAGTATAAAAACCTTGTTGATGAAGCCATCAAGCTTGAATTAAAACAAGCAGAAAACGAGGAAACGGGGTTTAAGCCATGAAAGAAGCATTAAAATTAATTATCACTGGAACTTTAATCTGGCTGATTGCCGCATTAATTTTTCATATTTTTACACTGATTTAAGGGGATGAAATGAAAAAGTTACACATAGCAACTAGCGAATTGACCGGGACAATATTTGCGGGTTCTATATTGAAAGATGGCCGAACATGGGGAGCAAACAAGAAAGATGTGACTATTGAATCTCTTGTCGCTGTTGCGGAACACGCACTGCATTTTAAAAAGCGGCATGGTGAGGATGTGATTATTAGCAAATCTGACGGAACTCCAGAATTCAAAATATCTGTAGAGCGACTAAACGCAAGAGGTGGGAAATGAATATAAATCAACTATCCGAACAACACAAAAAGATGCTTCAGCTTCGCTGGATCATCCACGCTACTGCATTTTTTATTACAACGATCAACGGAAATCGCATTGATGATATTCGAGAAGGCGTTGGCGCTGCTGAACATTATTTTAACCAAGGCAGCTCGGGCGCCAATTCGATTTATCAGGGTTATGATGCGGCCAGGAAACAGATTATAAAGAGAGGTAAACAGTGAACGAATATAATTCCGGCATGGGAACGACACCGGGGATGTGGGAAATGTTAAGTGAGTGTCTGGACGGCGAAAAACTACCGGAAAGTCTAAATACAGCGCTTTATGCGTTGCGTGACGGAACTGCTATGGTTGTGATTAAGCCTTCATCAGGTGAACGAAAAATAGCTGAAGATTTGATTGGTTGTATACCTACAAATTGGAGTGACCCGCTGTTAACGGGACCAGATAAAGTTCTACGCAGCACTCAACCATACCGAGTGGAGGATATTGAGCGGCTTCTAAAGGCGCTGCGCAAGCGGATGAAAGAGAAGCTAGACATAGTTGAATGACGGGTTATGTTGCGAGGTTTGAAATATATGAGAACACTAAAACAAGAGATCTCTAACAATCGTGAACGAGGCTACTGCTATAGCCAAATTGACCAAATGACCTTGTTAGCTTGGCTTGGGGAGCAGGTAGCGATTGAAGACGAAAATAAAAAACTCAAAGACGAACTAAATAAATTGCGATTTGAGAAAAATGCAACATAACGCCAAAGAAAATCTAACTTTAAAAGAATTATTAGATATTGCAAAAACTGAAGAACCTAGCAATGCGCTGATGCAACAATTAGTTTTACTTGCTTTTGACGCTGGCAAAAATAAAAAAGCAAAGGAACAAAGCGACGAACTAAATCAGTTTAAAAACCCTAAGAACTGGACGCGATCTTATGATTACAAAGGCGATTTGTTAGATAAGCACGCGCTTTTTTTGCCGTATTTATAACGCTAATTAGACGCCTAAAAAGGTGTATAACTTAATAAATACACTCCACACCCGGCATAAATCCGTAACGATCGGAAGCGTTGCGGAAGTCGCCGATATATTGAATCTTAATATGGCATGGCGTTGAACAGGCGATTAAGCTAACGAGAACGAGGCTTAATACCAACCTTGTCACTAGTCGCATGGGTAAAATAGCCGTTAAGCATAACACCGATAATCCCGGCCGCTTCGGCAATCTGATATAGGTCGGCGTCTGTCAAGTGCATCGTATCCGGCAATAGCTTCCCAAGCGCCAAAAACACCGTTAATAACCCACCGTTCAGCGCCGTTTGCAAATTCTTCCATTTTTGCGGGTTTTTAAGCGACTTACCAACATACAGCGCCTCAATAATAGCCCATAATTTAGCCATATTTGCCTACTTTTTAAAGATGCCTGAAGCGTTAAAGATCGACACTAGCCCGGAAATTGTTTTTTGAATGACCGGCCAAAACGATTCAATTTTAGGTAGCGCTTCATCGGCTGCCTCATACGCCGATTCAACGACGGTACGAATAGCCGCCAGCTTCATTTCGCCTTTGCCCTGACCTGGTATCGCGTCCTCAATCGCTTTTACTGCATCGATTAATAAGGGTAAGATGGTAATGATTAATTTAAGAATCGCTAGGAATTGCATAATATTGTCCTGTTAAAAGTTGTGATGCGACGCGACGCGCTCGTGCCGGCGTTTGTTTTGACCAATTGCTATCGAGCGCCTCTTTATGCGCTAACTCCCAGTCCTTATTCATTAGCGCCTTCTTCATTTTTCTGAATCGTAAAAATCCATTAATGCCAAGCTGAAACGCCATGTTAATACAGGCGTCTCTCCTGGCTTTATCGAGACTAATAATTTCAGGCCAGCGCCCCCAAAGCGATATGATAGTATTGCCGATGTCATATGCAAGAAGGTGTTCTGCCTCCTCCTCCGTAATGGTATCGGCTATCTTTTCGCCTTTAGGCCAATTCGGGTGCGCGTCAAGATTGTGCCCGTAGCCGATAGTCCAGCGCCCGGCCGTGCATTTGTACTTTTCAAGCCTTAATCCTTCCTCGAATTTGAGTTGTTGTTCCAGCGTTGTCATATCGTCATCCCCAATATGCCTTTAATTAAAGAAAACATAATATAACACCAAACACCAAGCCAAATGGAGGCGAATACGACAAAAAATAACCGGTTTCTTAATGATTTTTTAGACTGTCCCATAATAGCCCGGCCATTGCGCCGACAACACCG